GCACTCGATGACAGGATCGCCAGCCTCTCCAGGGCGTGCGCCTCCTCCCCGTGCGTCTCGACGGTTCGCCAGCCGGGAACGGACTTATCGACAATGATCCACGATAGATTGACCTTGATCAGCTCTGCGCGCATTGTGCAGCCCCTTTGATTATCTGTAGAATATTGATCAGAATAGCGATAATCCCGATCCATATCCATACCCACGCCGACGCCGGGCACTATCGGGCGCAAAGGGGCTGTCAGTGAGCGTCAAGCCGTGCGTCTATCCGATCCCATCCCCGTCACACTCCCCGCCGCCGGGCGGGATGTGTCTGGAGGAGGACTGGGAGATCGAGGACTGGGATACAGAGAGCGATCCCGACGACACGCCGCCGCCGACAGACCCCCCGGCAGACAAAGCCGCCGCCGGGCTCCAGGCTGGACTCCAGGCAGAGCGCAAGAAGCGGCAAGAGCTGGAGAAGCGCCTGGAGGAGTGGCAGGCAGAGAAGGACGCAGCGGAGGAGGCACGCCGGGCGGAGTCGGGCCAATTCAAAGAGCTGTACGAAGCACTCAAAGCGGAGCGCGCCACCGACCTTGCAGAGCTGAAAGCACTCAAGGGCGAAAAGAAAGCCCGCGTCGAGGCGATGACCGCGCAGAACACCGAACGGCTCGACGCACTGCCGGAGGAGTGGCGGGAGTTGATCCCCGATGGGCTCACCCCGTCTGCAATGTCCCGGCAGCTCGACAAGATCGAAAAGCGTTTGGTGGCATCGGAGGATCGCCCGGCGGGCGGTGTCCGCAGCACGCCACCAAAGCGCAGAGAAGACCACATCCCCGCGCAGTACAAAGACCAGTGCGATCGGGAGGCGAAGCGATACGGCTTGCCTCCAAAACGGTATTGGGCTGTGCGCTTGAAACCCCGGCTGATCAAACAGGGCAAGCTGAAAGGCTGACCTTTGGATCTACCGGGCCCCCGATAACCCTGTAAGGAGGCTACTGATGGCCTTTGAATACATGTACGGACCCCGGAAGATCATCGAACTTCCGCTGGACTCCACTTCTGCCGACATCACTGTGGGCCTGATGCTGACCGCCGCCGGAGCCACTGACGGCTACTTCAAGGAAGTGGACGGATCTGGTGAAGCTGTGACCGGCGTTGCCGTCTCCAAGGCGTCCAGCCCGGCCACTGACGGCGCGGCTACCGTCAAGGTGGACGTGAGCCCTGCCAGCGTGTACCGCGTCTCCCCTGACGCCGGGACCATCGCTGTCACCGACGCAATGAACACCGCCGACGTTGGCGCAGACGGTCTGACCGTCAACATCGACGCCTCTGCTACCGATGACATCCAGATCCTCTCTGTCGATGTCGATGCAAACACGATGGCGGTCTCCATCGTTCCCACCTTCTCCGGAGTGGCATAACCAATGGCTGTTGACGTTTCTCAGGTTGTCGCCCTCGTCGAAAACGATGGGTATGAGGCCATGTTTGAGCAGTACGACGCGATGCCCGCGATGTATCAGAACATGGGCCGGATCATCAACCCCGCCGACGCCGGGATCTCTCTGTATGGAGATCGCGGCACCGTGTTCATGGGCCACCAGCGGTTCGATGAGCGCGCGGATCTCCAGGAGATCAACGACTCCACCACTGATGTGGCTTACAACTGGCAGGCGTCGATCGGTCAGTACAGCCGGGGCATGATCCTCCCCTCCCGCCTCCTGCGCTCCAATGGCGCGGCATCTGCCGTCAAGGCTCGGATCATCGAGTTTGCACGCGACCGTGCAGAGATCGCCATGCTCCAGAAAGATGATCACGTCGCCGCGATGTTCCAGAAGGGCACGCTGACGGCTGGATCGGTGGAGTCGTTTGACAACACCTATCCCGGCAACCCTGACCCGAACCGTGGGTTCATCTACGACGGTCTGCCCTGGTTCGACACCGCGCACACCATCGCGGGCGGAGCTGGCACGTACAGCAATCACGCTGTGAGCGCCCCGCTGACACAGGCGAACCTCCAGGCCGCACTGATCGCCATGCGCTCCACCAACGCCGTCAACGATCGCGGGGAGCGGATCATGATCCGCCCTGACACGATCGTGGTCCCGGCGGGCCTGGAGTACACCGCGCGTACCATCCTGAACAGCACCCAGGTGACCGGTAGCAACAACAACGACGTGAACCCGATCGCGGGATCGCTCGATATCGTGGTGTGGAACGCCCTCTCTGACGCCGCCTCTGCGTCGGCGTGGTGGCTTGTCCAGCGTGGGCGCGGCCTGCGTATTTACGACTCCGGCGCGCCCCGTCTGTGGGTTACCACCCTCGACAATGGCGACATCAAGGTCAACAGTGAGTACCTGTTTGGTGCTGCTGTCGATCAGTGGCGATACCACTACTGCGCCAACAAGGCCGCATCCTGATTCGGAGCTGATCTGTGGCGTTCACTTACGACATTACGACTGCACGGGGGCGTATCCGATTCAACCTGGGGGATACCGACCCGGCGGCGTACTGGTTTGAGGACGCAGAGATCGATCAGATGTACCAAGACGAGGGGGGCGTAGACAGCGGCACAGCGGCATGTCTGCGCGCCCTCCTCGCAAGCAAGGGTCTGCGCATGAAGAAATTCGGCGTGCAGGGTCTTGCTTACGATGACACTGCACAGCTCGACGCGCTGCGGGATCTATTGGCGCTGTACGGTGGAGACTTGCCGACGTTGGCGACTCCATCCACCGCACTCCTGCCGATGGACTCCGGATTTATTGAGCCGGTGCTTGGATGAACTAACACGGCGCGGGCATCCTCGACGCGGTGGCGCTTGCCGCCGTCAAGCGGGACATCCTGGGGATCACCACAGACGCCCGCGTGGCTGCGTCTGTCACCATCTCCACCCCGACATCTGCGCCGGTCATGGACTACGCCACCGGGACCGCCACGCCCACGGTGGACAATGACACCGTGACCGCCCTCCTGGGACCGCTCGACGCGCAGGAAGTCCGCGACGATGAAGGCCAGCGCGTCCTGATTCGTCGCGCGGCATACGTTGATGCCAGCCTGTTGAGCACCCCGCCGACGACAGACACCACGCTGACGCTTGGATCAGATCGGTACGGCGTGACGCTGGTCGTGCAGGACATGATCACCGGGCACTATGAGCTGTCCCTGGAGCGGTCTGTCTGATGCCGACCGATCCCACGATGCGCGTCGAGTATGTGGAGATGCGCCTGATGGCATTCCTCCAGACGCTCACCCTGACCGGGACACCCGCGATCCGTCATACAGAGGAGGCGCGGATCGGCAACTTGCCGACATCCCCGTGGGGCCGGGTGACCTTCCGACCACAGCCCCCGACCTATGGCGGGCGGATTGACGCCACCCTCGACGCGCGCATGATGTCGATCCGGATGACGGTGGATCTATTCTGGCCGAATGGCGACGACGGCGCACCGATTGACCTATACGCCCCGCAGCGCGCCGCCAGTGAGCTTGACGCCGCCCTCGACGGTCGGGCGCTGACGTTCCTGGACTACGCCGCCCCGTCCTCCCCTGTGCCCGTCGAGGGGTACTACCTGCGCGTGATCCAGCCCGTCGCGGTGGAGAAGCGGACCGCTACAGAGCAGTATCGACGGTGGCGCGTCACGGCGCTGATCCAGTGGATCGGCAGGGTGGAGCGTAACCCGTGAAATTTAAACAGCGCTTCGACAATATCCCGCGCATCCCCCGATCCAAGATCGTCCCGGCGATCACCGACACGACGCGCCGGGCGTCGGTGGACATCAAGGACAGCCTTCAGATGATTACGCCGGTAGATACCGGGCTGATGCGTCGATCATGGGAGCGCCGGGTGACAAACACCACGCGGGGCGTCACGCTGACGCTCCAGAATACCGCGTCATATGCCGGTCACGTCCATTACAAGGGCAGACCGCAGAGTCGCGTCATGGCAGCGGCGGCGCGGCTATTTGACCAGCGCGCCGCAGAGCTGGCAGACACCGTAAATGATCGCCTCACACTACTGATCCGGGAGTCCTAAAATGGCTACTT